GCTCAGGCTTGACCTTCTTGTTCAAGAGCAGGGCAGTCTCAGGCAAGCCAAGCATACGGATGTTATGACGATCAAGGCAAGCCACCTCAAAGCCACACATCTGTGCAATGAAGCCAGCCTTCACCATACCTATAGAAGGTATAGACACAAAGAGATCGACAGCTTCTTGCGCCCCATCAATAGTGTCCTTGCCATGTAGCTCAGCTATGGCGTTTATCTCTGCATGTAAGCGCTGGGCGTTAGCCTTAGCGTACTCTATGCCCAGCGCCTTAGTGGATGACACCCACTTAGACTGTACACCCTCAGCCTTGATGGACACACGCTGTTGTATGACACGGGAGATAGGCATGTTGATGGTGCATAAAGTAAATTCAATCATGTCATACAACCCATCAGGTGTAGACATGGCGTGTTGTGTGATTATTGTGCAGTCACGTTGATACATTGTGAAGTCTCCTATAAGTTTTAGTCACGGACGGTCCGAGAGTAGAGTTTCAGCATTTATGTTAGCCTTGATGATAGCATCCATATCTTCAATAGCTTTGTCAATCTCATTTCTTTTGTACTTAACGCCACTAATCTCACCAGCCTTAGCCATAAGCTTAGTCTTGGTCAGGTGACGGGCAGGCTTAAGCCCTATGCGTACCATCTTAAGCGCTGCCTTAACGAAGATCGCTTGCACCTCAGGGCGTCCAGGATTTTCAATAACGTATGCCATGTGCTTATTCCTTTCTAGGTTTAGTCTCGGACGATCCGAGGGTAGAAACTGAAACGCTATCAATCTCTTGCGTATATATAGAAGACCCCATAGCAGAATGATTGTCAACACCCCATTTTGAGGAGCTGAACAATTGCGATGCGTTATGCCATAAGTACTTGTCAGGCCTAAGCCTCATGCGCTTGCGCTTTGACATGTATCTCATAGCAAGCCCTGCCCTACCGCATAGCCAAAGAAATAGCCTAAGCCTATCAGGCATAGCACGTTGAGCGTCATTGTTACTTTAAAGATTAGATTATAGCGTTGTTCTCTTTTGCGTGTCATTACGTTGTCCCTTTGTGTTTTAGTATCGGACTGTCCGAGGGTAGAAACTGAAAAGCAAAGAGGCTTCCCGGAGGAAGCCCCTGCCCTGCCCCGCTTAGGCTGAGGCCTTAGCTGCGGCGTTAAAGGCCTTGCGGAATGCGGCGACACTGATGCCAGCTTCGCTGAGCTTCTGCATGACCTCTTGGGCCATTGCCTCAGGTGTCACTTGCTCAGGTTGTGCATCTGCTGGCTTGCCCTTGCCCTTGGATGTATTGCCAGCGGCGCTTGCCTTCTTGACCCGCTTCCGAACCGCTGAGGCACCGAGTGAATTAAGTTCACCGTTTTTGTTTAGCTTCGCTACCTTGTCCCAATTAGAGGCAACAAACATGGCGTCATTACGATCCTGCATAGACCGCTTACCTAAAGGTGTGGCTTTGATAGCGGCACCGTATTGCTTGTCGCTTTTGTATACGCTGCGGAGTGTGAGCAGCCATTCGCCAATGTCACGGGTCTGCAAGAGCACAAGCTCGGCTGTGTCATCACGCTTGTCAAACATATGTGCTACATGATCGCAGGCTTGGCTGAATGTGTGTGTCTGTCCGTTGAATGTGACCGTTGCGTCGATGTGTGTTTTTGCGATTGCGTTTGTCATTGGGTAGATCCTTTCGGGTTGTGGCTTGATTGCCGGTTGATGCATTAAACTTGACCGATAACGCCGAGAGTGTCAAACCCTTTTTTTACCCTTTAGGGTAGATCTTAGTATCGGACGGTCCGAGGGTAGAATTCAGGTCAAAACGAATCACTTTGAGGGAGTGGAACGAATTAGCAACACTGCCTCGTGTGCGCCTAGGTGATGCGCCTGAGTGCCTGCATGACGTGGCTGCATGAGCGTTAGGCGAGTGAACGTGCAGCGTCCGGGTGAGGGTAGGGGTAGGCTTATGCGCAAGCGCTGCAGGGGGATAGGTGTATTACATGCATGAATACCCGCATTGCGTCTGGATCCCTGTAAGCCCGTGAAAACATGGCATTTTCCCCTCTGTGTCATCACCAATGTCTATAAAAAGCATTACATTCCAATGGCATAGCCTCGTATCATGCCCACGAATACGCCTGCCCCTGCCTGAGTAGGGGGGCGCATGGGCCACCCCCCATCCATACGATATACGTATATGTACTCTGCAACACACGGGGATTTTGAAACGCCCTATATGTACCCCTCCACACACAACTCCTGTCGTATACCTCTCTAAAGAAGGACGTTATAATGTAACGCTAGTACAGTAGAGCTAATAGTGTGCTTTCTGTGCAACACTTATAAACTATTTTAGTTTGACTACAGATTTAATGGCTTGACAAGAACCTCCTTTTCGTGCATAACTGTGGGGGTAAGGGGGGCTTAGTTAAACTATTAAGTAATAAAACTTAGATATAGTATAACTACAGTAGTTTAAACTTAAGAAAATAGCTTGACACAATAGTTAAACTATACTATCATTACTTAATAAGTAGTTTAGACTTAGATATAGTTAAACTATCTTACATCTTAACTACATATAAAAGTAATATATGATAGTTAGAACTATATAGTTATACTATAACACTTATAACTATTATCACTTGTAGTAATAAAGTGCTTGACTCCTATGAAAAAACAAGTAAAACTATATGCATCAGAAGATGTATTAACTGAGTTCTATTTAGCTTTAGCTGATAATGACTCCCGTAGATTACGTCAAGTACACATTCCTAAGTCTGACGTATTCTATGTCCGTACTGCTATTCATAACGATACAGGTGTGTGGTACACACTTGACCACGTAGAACGAGCGATGTACTTAGAGGGTCACTTAAGTCGGAATGAAGTGTTAGACCCTGAGCGAGAGCGAGAGTACGGATGAGTAAGACTGTGTTAGACGATTGGAAGGTACTACCTCGGCTTATGATGCTAGCCGTTACTGTGCTTACGTATCAAGCAGTACATTGGTTTATGTCACTGTCAGATCCAAGCGTTGCACAGTCAGGACTTGTATCGGTATGCATGGGTGCTTTAACTGGTTGTTTCGGCATCTGGATGGGCAAAGAGTCTAAGACTACCGTAACCCCTACACGTGTAGTACACGAAGAGAGTTATAACAAATGATAGGTCAGATCATAGGTGCTGTAGGTGGCTTAGCTTCTTCTTACCTAGATGGTAAGGTAGCAGTATCTAAAGCTAATGCAGAGATACGAGTTAAGCAAGCCACAGGTGAGCTTGATTGGGACATTGCTGCAATGAACAGCACTCAGAATAGTTGGAAAGATGAGTGGATTACTCTACTGTTTAGTATCCCTCTCATCCTAGCATTCTGTGGTGAGTGGGGTAACGAGATCGTACAGGCTGGGTTTACTGCCTTAGAGACTATGCCTACGTGGTATCAGTACTCCTTAGGTGGTATCGTAAGTGCTAGCATTGGTATGAGATCCGTATCTAAATTCTTTACAGGTAGAAAATAACATGGCATTTAAACTATCAAGTCGTAGCCTAGCTAAGATGGAAGGCGTAGATGAGAGCCTTGTGTCTGTAGTTAAACGTGCTATTGAACTAACTAAGGTAGACTTCGGAGTTATCTATGGTCTACGTACCGTAGAAGAGCAAGAGAAGCTTGTAGCTGCAGGTAAGTCCCAGACTATGAAGTCTAAGCACTTAGAAGGACGTGCAGTAGACCTTATGGCTTACGTAGATGGTAAGGGCGTATGGGAGTTGAATGTATACGATGATCTCTGTGATGCAATGAAAGAGGCAGCTAAGGAGCTTGGTGTAGCTATCAAGTGGGGTGCAGCCTGGTCAGAGGGTGACATCCGTAGTTACCCTGGTACAGCAGAGGATGCTATGATGGCTTATGTAGATTTACGCCGTAGTCAAGGGCGCAGACCCTTTATTGATGGCCCTCATTTTGAGTTGATGTGATATGGCTACAACTAAAGACGTAGAGCGTTTACCTAGTGGTAAGTTGAAGTACAGGGGTGAGACCTACCCAGGTTACAACAAACCTAAGAAGACCCCTGGTGGATCTAAGAAGAGTGCTGTCTTAGCTAAGAAGGGTGACCAAGTAAAGGTTGTACGCTTTGGTGACCCTAACATGTCCATCAAGAAGGATAACCCAGAGCGGCGTAAGAACTTCAGAGCTAGACACAGTTGTGATACAGCTACAGATAAGTTCACTGCACGTTACTGGTCATGTAAGGCTTGGTAATGTGTGGTTAGCTATAGTAATGATATGTACTCAACCTGATGTTTCTTCTTGTCAAGTTACTGCAAAGAATGATAAGCTTTTTGATAGTGAGCAATCATGTAAGGTAGAAGCTAAAACAGTAGCTGACTTGGTAGCAAGTAGAGGTGCTTACTCTAAGTGGGGGTGCTTTAAGATAGGAGAGGAAGCCTAATGGCTAAATCAACAGTTAATGCAGCAGGTAACTACACTAAGCCTACGATGCGTAAGAACCTTGTAGCTAAAGTGAAGGCTGGCAGTAAGGGCGGTAAGCCTGGGCAGTGGTCTGCACGTAAAGCTCAGATGGTAGCTAAGCAATACAAAGCTAAGGGTGGAGGCTATAAGTCATAATGAAAGCACCACAGAAATCACTTAAGAAGTGGGGAGATGAGAAGTGGGGTACTAAGTCAGGTAAGCCCTCTACTCAAGGTAAAAAAGCTACAGGTGAGCGTTACCTCCCTAAGAAAGCTAGAGATGCTTTATCTCCTGCAGAGTACGCCGCTACAAGTGCAGCTAAGCGTAAGGGTACTAAGCAAGGCAAGCAGTTTGTAGCCCAGCCTAAGAGTATCGCTAAGAAGACAGCTAAGTATAGGAAGTAGTACTATGATGATGAGTTTGATGTTAGGGGAGCCACCTGAGGTAGACCCTAAGAACCGTGACCGTGCAGAGAAGTACTGGATGTATGGTGCTACTGCAGAAGAGCTAGGCAAGGCGTGGAATAAGGATGCTGACATTGCAGCCCTTAAGACTTGTGGTAACTGTGATTACTTTGACAATCGTGCTCGTACTTTGAAGTCCTTGAATATAGAGTCAGGCTTGGGTGCTTGCACTAAGTTTGAGTTTGTGTGTAGTCAAGAGAAGTCCTGCCAAGGGTGGGACTGTAAAGATATGGATATAATGGAAGAGGATTAAGACTATGATGAACAAAGGCATGAAAGCACTTAAGAAAGAAGCACCAGAAGTAGCTAAGAAGATGGGCTACATGAAGGGTGGTATGACCAAGAAGATGGGCTATAACAAGGGTGGTATGTGTGGTGCGTCTATGCCCGCTGAACGTCCTATGAAGAAGACTAAGTAATGAAGTATTATCACAAATATAAAGAAGCACTGGAAGCTAAGGGCTACCGTGTAGATGAGCATGGCTACGTGTGGGACTCAATGGGTAACCAGTCTGCAGGCGAGGATAACTACGGTAATGTGCAGAGTAAGGACGCTAACGTCAATACTATATGCCAGGAAGCAGACCTTGCAAGCCCAGCGCCTGTTAAAAAGACCCCCGCTAAGAAGGCAACTAAAAAGGTAGAAGCTAAAGATGAGGATCTGGAAGTGGTACGAGCACGTGATGAAAATGGACATTTCATTGCTGACAACCCCGATACTCCTGATGTGAATGAAGCTTGGGTAGTTAAGACAGTTAAGAAAGCTGCTAAAAAGAAATGAGTTTAGTTAATCCAGGCAAGCCATCACGTATGCGTTCTGTGTATGGTCACAACAGTGGCACTGCTACAGAGGTTGTATATACATGTCCTGCTAACTGTGTAGCTGAGGTTACATTCATCCACGTAGTTAATGGCGGTGGAAGTACAAACTCTGTAGATGTAGAGTGGTATGTAGCAGCTGATTCTTACACGTCTCACTTTCTGTCAGGCAAGAGTTTGAATGCTGGTGATTACGTTTCCTTTTCTGACATTGATCTAGTACTACAGCCCGGTGACAAGATACAAAACGTCCCTACTTCCGCTGGTCATATCGACACTATCCTTACTGTAACTGAGACCTTTGTACCTGTTGGGTAGCGGGTATTCCAATATAGCAGTTCTAAACCTTACTGTTTTGTAGTATAACTGTACATGCCAAGAACGGCATAACACAGTGGAGACTACATAATGTACTTAACATACGACTACCCAAGCCAGTTTAAACTTGCAGTAATAGCTACAACCAAACGCACTCTTAAAGCTGTAGCTAAGTTCTTTATCTCTGTTGGTAACTCACTAGCTAAAGCCCAACAGATGAGAGCAGACTATTACTTACTGAATAACATGAGTGACAAGCAGCTTAAAGATATTGGTATCACACGTGGTGAGATCAAGCAACGGTTCTACGGAACAGACAGTGAAACATAAGAAAGTAGTGTAATGGCACGACAACTTACAGAGAATCAAGTTAAGTTCTTAGAGGTACTCTTCGATGAGGCTGGCGGTGACGTAGTGAAAGCTAAGAAGCTTGCTGGCTACAGTGATAACACCCCTACGAGACTTATCATTGATTCTCTTAAGGATGAGATCTTTGATGGCACTAAGACGTACATGGCACGTATTGGGCCTAAGGCAGCTGTAGCTTTCGGTCAGGCTCTTGTAGACCCTACAGAGCTTGGCGTAAAAGAGAAGATGTCTGCAGCCAAAGAAGTACTAGATCGTGCAGGTATTGTAAAGACGGAGCGTGTGGAGGTACAAGCCTCAGGTGGTTTGTTTATCCTCCCACCTAAAGAGCAAGATGATACGAGTAACTAAGACGAAAGAACGTGAGAGCATAGGCTACTGGATGTTGCCTAAGCCTGACTTTAAAGTAAAGAGATGGGAGAGAATCCCACGATTATCGCCTCAAGTACCGTTTGGTTACGAGATAGACCCGGATGATGAGGACTGGCTTAAACCTATTACTAAAGAATTAGAGCTTTTAGTACTTGCAAAGAAGCATCTAAAGCAGTATAGTTACAGGGAAGTCAGTGCTTGGCTATCAACACAGTCAGGCAGGTATATCTCACACATGGGGTTGAAAAAGCGTATAGATGTCGAAAGAAAACGTAAGTCACTTGCTGCAATTAAACGCAAGCTTGCCCAGCGGCTCGAAAAAGCGCTCAGGCAGTACGAGATCCTCGAAAAAGAAAGACTCGGTTACTACACCTACGAAGAAGACGAACAAGACAGCAGTACCCGCCCAAGTTAAACCTGCAGAGTTTGACCCTATTGCTGCTCAAGAGGTAGTCTTTCAGCCTAACCCTGGGCCTCAGACACAATATCTAGCCTCTGCAGAGCGTGAGGTACTATATGGTGGGGCAGCTGGCGGAGGTAAATCGTATGCCACACTAGCAGATCCGCTACGTGACTTGAATAACCCCGACTTTAGTGGCCTACTTGTACGTCACACTACAGAAGAACTTAGGGAACTCATACAGAAGAGCCAAGATCTGTACCCTAAAGCAATACCCGGTATAAAGTGGTCTGAACGCAAATCTCAGTGGACCACACCCCGAGGAGGGCGTCTTTGGATGTCCTACCTCGACAAAGACACAGACGTTATGCGCTACCAAGGGCAGGCGTTTAACTACGTAGCCTTCGATGAGCTTACGCAATGGCAGTCACCCTACGGGTGGAACTACATGAGATCTCGATTACGTAGTAGTTCCAAGGAGTTAGGCCTCTACATGAGGGCTACAACCAACCCTGGTGGCCCAGGTCACTCTTGGGTCAAGAAAATGTTTATTGATCCTGCCCCGTCTAACACGCCTTTCTGGGCTACAGACATTGAGACAGGTGAAACGCTTACCTACCCTAAGGGTCACAGTAGAGCAGGTGAGCCACTGTTTAAGCGTAGGTTTATACCTGCAAGCCTATTCGATAACCCTCACCTAGCTGAGAGTGGCGACTACGAAGCAATGCTTCTGTCTCTACCTGAGCACCAGAAGAAACAACTACTTGAGGGTAACTGGGATGTCAACGAAGGTGCAGCCTTCCCTGAGTTCAACAGGAACATACACGTAGTTGAACCCTTTGATATTCCAGACTCTTGGACTAAGTTCAGGGCGTGTGACTACGGGTATGGCTCCTTTACTGGGGTTGTATGGCTAGCAGTAACACCTTCAGAGCAACTCATAGTTTATAGAGAGTTGTACTGCTCTAAGGTTACAGCTACAGACTTAGCTGATATGATCTTAGAAGCTGAAGCTAGGGATGGTACTATACGCTACGGGGTGCTTGACTCCTCACTGTGGCATAACCGTGGTGATACTGGTCCTTCACTAGCTGAGCAGATGAACATGAAGGGATGTCGCTGGCGTCCTTCAGATAGATCAAAAGGCTCACGTATATCTGGTAAGAACGAACTACACCGCAGATTGCAGGTAGATGAATACACAGAGGAACCTAGGTTAGTATTCTTTTCTACGTGTACAAACACAATAGCACAACTACCGTCTATCCCACTGGACAAAAGAAACCCAGAAGATGTAGATACTAATGCAGAAGACCACTTGTATGATGCGTTACGTTATGGTATAATGACAAGACCACGTAGTTCTCTATGGGATTACAATCCAGCTAAAGATCAACGCTCTGGATTTCAAGCTTCAGACTCAACATTCGGGTATTAAAATATGGCAGACATTGAAGACGTAAACTTCGACACAGATGAAGTAGTAGCAGCTGAAAACGGCAGCGATAAACTCTTTGAGTCTGTTAATAGCGTAGTTAGCTTCGTTAAGGATCGCTTCGGACGTGCAGAAGATGCTCGACTTGTAGATGAAGAGCGTTGGTTACGTGCTTATCGTAACTACCGTGGTCTTTACAGTTCAGACGTACAGTTCACTGACACAGAGAAGTCACGAGTATTCGTTAAGGTAACTAAGACTAAAACACTTGCAGCCTACGGACAGATTGTAGACGTACTCTTCGGTAACAACAAATTCCCTCTTGCAGTAGACCCTACTGTACTACCAGACGGTGTAGCTGAAGCTGTACACATTAACGTAGATCCTAATGCTGATAAGGCGGGTGAAGGTGGAAGGGCTGTCACAGAGAACGTAGCAGCCCCTACAGCGCTGTTAGGTGATGACGGTAAGCTACTACCCGGAGAAACGATCATTGATCTACAGGAGCGCTTAGCGGGTCTCAAGACTAAGTTGTCTCCTGTTAGCGATAAGATCATCGAAGGTGACGGTACTACTCCTACTACAGTGTCATTCCATCCTGCGATGGTAGCAGCTAAGAAGATGGAGAAGAAGATCCACGATCAGCTTAATGAGAGTGGTGCATCTAAGCATCTGCGCTCAATGGCTTTCGAGATGGCGTTGCTTGGTACGGGCGTAATGAAGGGTCCATTCGCTGTAGATAAAGAGTACCCTAGCTGGGGTGAAGATGGTGAGTACTCCCCTCTCGTTAAGACTGTCCCTGAGTGTAACCACGTATCTGTATGGAACTTCTACCCTGACCCTGAGTCTACCTCAATGGATGACGCAGAGTACGTAGTTGAGCGTCACAAGATGTCACGCAATCAGCTGCGCTCCTTGAAGGGACGCCCTTACTTCCGTGATGATTCTATTGAGAACGCTATCGCTCAAAGCCCAGACTACGTGCGTAAGCACTGGGAAATGAAGATGGAAGACGATGACATCTCTGCTCAGTCTGAGCGCTGGGAAGTTATGGAGTTCTGGGGTTTCGTTGATGTAGACATCCTAGAAGACAATGGCGTTAAGATCCCTAAAGAGTTACGTGATCTAAACGAAGTAAGCTGTAACATCTGGGTATGTAATGGTGAAGTACTGCGTATGGTGCTTAACCCCTTCAAACCAGCACGTATTCCTTACTACTCCACACCCTACGAGCACAACCCCTACAGCTTCTTTGGTGTAGGTATTGCTGAGAACATGGACGATACGCAGACATTAATGAATGGTTTTATGCGTATGGCTATTGACAATGCTGCACTTTCTGGTAACCTTATTATGGAAGTTGATGAGACTAACTTGGTTCCAGGTCAAGACATGAGTGTGTACCCTGGTAAGATCTTTAGGCGTCAAGGCGGTGCTCCGGGTCAGGCTATCTTTGGTACTAAGTTCCCTAACGTAGCACAAGAGAACATGCAACTCTTTGACAAGGCTCGTGTATTGGCTGATGAGAGTACTGGCTTCCCTAGCTTTGCACACGGTCAAACTGGTGTCTCAGGTGTAGGGCGTACAGCTTCAGGTATCTCTATGCTTATGTCTGCAGCTAACGGTAGTATCCGTAGTGTAGTTAAGAACGTAGATGACTATCTGCTTGGCCCCCTAGGTAAAGCTTTCTTCTCGTTCAACATGCAGTTTGACTACGATGAAACAATCAAGGGTGACTTGGAAGTTAAAGCATCAGGTACTGAAAGCTTGATGTCTAACGAGGTACGTTCACAGCGTCTGATGCAGTTCTTGCAGGTAGCGTCTAATCCTAACCTTGCACCGTTTGCTAAGATGGATTACGTCATTCGTGAGATCGCTAAGTCTATGGATCTTGACCCAGACAAAGTGACTAACTCTATGCAAGACGCAGCCATTCAAGCTGAGCTATTTAAGAAGTTCCAAGAGCAGAACCCTCAGCCACCCCAACCGCAAGGCCCAGCGCCAGGTCCAGAGGGTCAAGCACCAGCTGGAGCAAACGTACAAGACACTACAGGATCAGGTGGAGCGCAGATGGGTACAGGCACAGCGCCTCAGCCCGGTGAGCAAGGATTTAGTGGGAACGTAGCCTAATGAGTGGTATCACTAGACTGTTAGCTAAAGAGCTTAGCTCTGCGCTGGGCATTACGGATAACCCTAAGTTCAATCCTATGTTCAAGGATTTACCTAAGGGTGTTGACATGTTTGATGTTGCTGATCCTGACAGTCCTGTCTTAGCTAGGTTCTACAGTCCTGCTGATAATGCTATTGCTAACGCTAGTATAAGTGAGACTAAGGGTACTAAAGGTGAAAATATTGAAGCCTTTGTACGTAAGAGAGCCCCTAAAGTAACTAAGGGTGAATTAGAGTTTCGTGATTTTAAACTAGACCCAGAGTCCCGTTACACTACAGATGAAGCAATGCAAGACGCTATGGTTGATCCTATGGAAGTAGTAGCACTTCGCAAGCCTCAAAAGTATAGAGGGTCACAGCGTCAGTCTGATCTTATTGATAAAGAGGTTGGTTATGAAGAGGTTGGTGTAGATGTAGCTAATAAAAATTTAGGACTTACGACTCACTATGGCTCTTCTAACCTCGCACACACAAGGTATAGCTTACGACAAACTATAGGTGAAGACGGGGATCTAGCAAGCATAAGATTCGATCAAGACCCTGACTACATTCTTATAGAAGAGCTACAGTCTGACGCCATACAAAATATGTCGGATGACGCTGCTAAAAGCTTAAAAGAAGTAACAGACGAATATAGAAAAGAGTTTAAGTTAGCTATTGATGATATAGCGTTTAAACCTGAGTTTGAATTTCCAGGTACGGTACTTGAAGACTTTGAAGACTTTGTATTTAATAAGTACCTTCCTATTCGCACCAATAAAAAGTTAACTAATACAGAGCAGGACAAAGAAGTTCAACAGCTATACAAAGATAAGTTTGACTTACCAGATGAAATTGTAGAAACTAAAAAGGCTAATCTTATAGCTATAAAGGACTATTTCGAGTTACTGTCTAGGACAAAACTTAATGTGTATGACTTCTCTGGCAAGGACAATATATTAGGACTCATTATGGACGAGGCTAATGATGTAATATATCAAGCTAACAGAGTGGTAGACAAGAAGCAAACCCCTCTAACCAGCCTAACTGATTCTGTGCGTGTCCTATTGCAGTCTATTATAGCAGATGCTAAAACTAAAGGGGTTGATGAAATAGTACTACCTCCTATTGAAAAGCTAGCAGCTAGACGCTTTGGTGTAGGTAATGACGAGTATAAAAAAGCTATATCTAAAGGTTCTGGTTTTCATAATACATACGTTGTAGCTTATGATAAAGCTGTCAAGCAACTTAAAGCAGAACTAGGTAATCAAATAAAGCTGGGTACTAAAAAGCTAAAATATGAACCTTACTTTAGTCCTAAAGACAGGCAGCTAGCATTGAGTTTCCCTAATGGTAGTCTTGCTAAAGATTTAGCCGCTAAGAAAAAAGAAGGTGAATACTTTACTGCAAAGACTATAAACATTAAAGACCTGAAGTTATACCCTAGTGAAACTGAACTACGCTTCAACACAGGTGGGTTAGTACAGAGGCGAACTAAATGAACGGCGCACTAAAGAAGTTAGTCAACGATAAGCAACTATGGGACGCTTACGTAGAGTACCTAGACGATAAGATAAGCTCTGCACACAAACGACTAGAGCAAGAGAATCAACCTGATAACATGTACAGGGTTCAAGGCGAGATCGCCTCACTACGTAGATTGAAATATATGAGGGACGAAATCAATGGAAGCCAATGAAGCTAAACAAATGGAGATGCTACTTCAAGAGGGTGGTATCGCTGACGATGGTACTACTGTAGACCCTGTAAGTGGCAATGAAGTACCTCCAGGCTCAATGGCAGAAGAGGTACGTGATGATGTCCCTGCTCAGTTGAGTGAGGGCGAGTACGTTGTACCTGCTGATGTTACACGCTACTACGGCGTTAAGTTCTTTGAGGATCTACGTACTGAAGCCAAGCGTGGCATGGGTCAGATGGAAGCTGATGGACGCATCGGTGGTGAGCCAGTAAGTCAAACTATGGATAACCAAGCTGAGGGTGCTCTAACTCCAGAAGAGCTTGCAATGCTACGAGAGATGGGCATGGCTGTAGGCGGTATGGTTCCACCTCCTGAAGCGGTAGGTAATACAGGTGAGTACAACAAAGGTGGTCAAGTCTTGTATGCACAGGACGGTGTAGATGTAACTGCTGCCAACGCCTCCACGTCAGGCGTCAATCCTTACCAAGCTCAGTTCACACAAGGTATGGGTTCAGCCTTTGCTCCAGGCTACCTAAGCCAACAGATCATTGATGATTACAAGGCTTCACAGGCTCCACAGACTACTATAGTTATGCTCTACTCTCCAGACGGTATTGCGGTGTCTGTGACACTACCCGCAGAACAAGCTAAGTATGACCAGCTTATAGCTGAGGGCTACACTACTGAGCCTGTAGCTACAACTACAGAGACTACAGTAACTACAGGTAATGACGATCCACCACCCCCTGAGACAGCTAAGGCGATTGACTACACAGGTATGTCAACGGAAGAGTTAGCTAAGGCTTACTCACAGAACCAGACCGCAATGGCTATGATGGCAGGTATGGCAGCTATTAACCCTATCTTTGGTGCGTTTGGAGCGTGGGCTACTAATAATACCAAAAAGAAAATTCTTGCAGCAGGGTATGAGCCACCTGAGGGCGGTAGCATATTCGATATATCTCTAGGTGACATAGGCAATAAAATAAAAGAGCTATTTGGTCTAAGCGATGAAGAGGCCGCAAAAGCTGTTTCTACAGTAAACGGCGGTGATGATAAAACAGTTACACCTTTAGTTCAAGAACCCTCACCGTCTGCTATAACTAACACAGGAATGACTTTTAGTGACAAGACTCCTTCTGAAGAGAGAGATGATAGAACCGCCGCAGAAACGGCTGCTGCTACAGGTACTGCAGAGGTTATAGCTGCTGCAGAGGCTAGAGGTAGTACTGCTGCAGAGATTGAAACTATCCAAGCCGCAGGCACTGCCGCAGAAACTCAAATGGGTGATATTGCATCAGGAAGAAATACTACAGGCCAAGTAGGATTCAAGGCAGGTGGCTTCGTATCTAAACGATCCAAGAAGAAGAAAAAGAAGTAACTACTAGACTACCAACATAACTATAAGGCTACCCAGCTACGGCTGGCCCCAACATAAGAAAGACTAAACTATGTCAGCAGAAGCACAAACTATCCAAACGGACTCCGTATCACACAAGCGTAACTTATCCCGTGTAGAACGTGATGAGGCAGAACTAAAAGAACTGCTCAAGCAAGCAGGGGTTACACGAGATGAACAAGAACAAGAAGAAACCTCACAAGCGGAACCCGATAGCACACAGCCTAGCGAACCCCCAGTTCAGGCAGAGAGTACTACCAAACAAAAAGAAGAGCCAGAAGCCAAAGCACAAGAAGCTACTACTGAGCTAAGCTCTGAAGAAAAGACGTTCAAGCAACGCTACTCAGACATCCGCCGACACATGCAAGACAAAGAGCAAGAGTGGAAGATTAAGTTTGAGAAGCTAGAGCAACAACTAGACTCTGCAGCTAAGAACGAGTTGGTACTGCCTAAGTCTGACCAAGAGATCGAAGCTTGGGCTAAGAAGTATCCTGATGTAGCTGGTATTGTAGAAGCTATCGCAGACAAGAAATCACGTGAGCGTTCAAATGAGTTAGATAGTAGGCTCAAAGAAATAGAAGGTATGCGTATCCAAGCTCAGCGACAACGTGCTGAAGCTGAACTACTAAGCCTACACCCTGACTTTGAAAACATCCGTAGTGATGACGCCTTCCATGATTGGGCAGAAGAACAGCCTAAGTGGGTACAAGATGCATTGTACGAGAACTCAGAAGACGCCAAGTCAGTAGCACGTGTCATTGATTTATATAAGAGTGACAATGGTATAAAGCCTTCTAAAGGTGCCAGCTCTGACAAGTCAGCTGCCTCTTCAGTGAGGACTAAACGAAACACTACGCCTAGCGAAGATAGCTCAGCAAACTACTTGAGTGAATCCAAGGTAGCCAAGATGTCTATTAAAGAGTACGAAAAGCGCTCAGAAGAGATCTTTGAAGCTCAACGTCAAGGCAAGTTTATTTACGATATGTCAAAGAAATAGATTGACATTACTTTAATTGTAGGTAAAACTATAGGCATGTACATTGTCAGGCACTAACTGCTTGTACATGCTTTTAACTAAGCACTAGCCACACGAAGAACTACCTCTAAGTATAGGCCCAGCGCTTGAAGGACGGCCATCCTGATAGCACTGCTGACTACCCTAAGACAACGAGCCTCTTTTAATGTGGATATGTAGTGTCAAACTTTCACGCCATATCTATAAAGGAGAATTATTATGGCTATTGGAACCGCTGGTGGTGGATTTGACGGGAACTTCTCCCCGATTATTTACTCCAAACAAGCACAGATCGCACTGCGTCGCTCTGCTGTAACTAACGCAATCACCAACAACTCTTACTTCGGTGAGATTGCAAACCAAGGCGACACTGTTCGCATTCAAAAAGAGCCAGACGTAACAGTCAACTCTTTGCAGCGTCACACAGGTATCTCAGTAGAGAAGCTTGATGACTCTGACTTCTCGCTCACCATTGACCAAGCTAACTACTTTGCTTTCAAAATGGATGACATTGAAGAGCAGTTTGCAAACGTAGACTTCACATCTTTGGCTGCTGATCGTGCTGCCTATAAGATGGCTGATGCTATGGATACAGACGTACTGTCGTACCTCTCAGGCCACACAACTGCAGGTGCTTTCATCACTACTTCTGCTGGTGACAAGCAAACTGCAGAGACAGCTACTGGTGAATACATCACTGCAAACCACTTGGACGCAACTGACTTCGGTAACTTGACCATTTCTGGTTCAGCTACTGCAGGAGATTCCGTACCATTGGCTCCACGTTTGCCAGGTGCAACTGCCCTGTCAGCTACAACTGTTTCCCCATTGACCGTACTTGCACGTATGGCTCGTAAGATGGACCAAGCAAATGTAGAATCACGTGGACGTTGGGTTGTTCTTGATCCAGTATTTATTGAGATGCTGAAAGACGAAGACTCACGTATGCTGAACGGCGACTTCGGTGGCTCTGGCCTGCAAAACGGTTTGGTGTTGAACAACATTCACGGCTTCCGTGTTTATCAGTCCAACGCTCTTCCTGCTGCCGGTACAGGTGCTGGTACTTCTGGTACAACTGCACAGTCCACTAACTACGGTGTTATCGTAGCTGGTCAGGACGATGCTGTTGCTTCTGCTGAGCAGATCAACAAAGTTGAGAACTACCGTGACCCAGACAGCTTTGCTGACATCGTGCGTGGTATGCACCTCTATGGTCGCAAGATTCTGCGCCCAGAGGCACTCCTCACAGCACGTTACAACGCTGCCTAATCACACTTAGTTTGTCGGGCTGGTCTCTTAGGAGGCTGGCCCTTCAGCTTACTTAACGGTAGGATAACTCCATGGCTACTTACATATCGCTAGTTAATGAATTACTAAGACGCATGAATGAAGTCACACTTGATGTTTCAGGTGATGGATTTGATTCTGTGCGTAATGTTCAAGCTCTAGCTAAGGATGCAATCAATAGTAGCATTAGACTTATTCTACAGACGGGTCAAGAGTGGCCCTTCCTCAAGACTACCTACACACAAACTCTAGCAACAGGTACTCGTCAGTACAGTTTTCCTGCAGACTACTCGAGTGTAGACTGGGATACGTTCTACATTAAAAAGCTTGAGTCAGAGCAGAACGGTCCTCGCCGCTTGAAGGCTATCTCCTACGAAGACTATATTCAGAACTACAGATCGTCTGACGATAGCGGTGATACCGTGAATGGTGAGTCTGCTCCTTCTGTAGTGTATCAGACTTACGGTGAGAAGTTTGGAGTTACACCTGTACCTAACGCTGCATACGAGATAGAGTACGTATACTGGTCCTTCCCTGCTGACCTTACATTATTTAGTGATGTAGCAGTTATACCAGATCGTTTTAAGCACGTATTGATTGATGGTGCTATGATGTTTATGATGCGCTTCCGTAGTAATGAACAGAGCGCAGCCATGCACCAGAATAACTTTGAAGATGGAATCAAGTCTATGCGCCGTGTACTAATGGATGATGCCATTGAGATCCGCTCTACGGTAGTTACACGAGGTAGTACCTCTTCTTTTAGTGGCGGTTACTAATGGCTGATAATCTAGCCTCCTTTAAGGTCTTTTCTCAGGGTGGACTAAACCTTAATAGAGATGTTTTGTCTCAAGGGGAAACGCAGCCTGGTTCTGCTATATCACTAGTAAACTATGAGCCTTCTGTAGCAGGTGGTTATCGTAAGATTAGTGGTTTTAGTAATGTATATGGGACTGTCCCTGGTACAGGCAAAGTATTAGGTGTTTGTGTATCTAATGGTATAAACGATGGTATCCTTGCTTGCCGTACACCTTCTAGTGGCAACAACTACCTGCACTACTGGGATGATTCTACGTCAGATTGGGTTGCAGTAACTACATCAGGTAGCCCTACAATGACAGGGGTTTCTAAGGTACGATTTAGACGTTATAACTGGGGTAGTCCTAAAGTAGTTATTACAGATAGTATTAACCCTGCAGCTATTTACGATGGTACTACTTATACTCAGATTACACACGCAGATGCGCCCAGCGCACCTAAGAACGCATCTATCTTCCAGAACCACTTGTTTCTATCGGGAGACCCTAGTGAAGATACCAATCTTTATCTTAGCGCCCCTTATAACGAAAATAGTTTTGCTGCTGCAGATGGTGCAGGTGTTATTAATGTAGGCTTCCCTATTGTAGCTACTAAAGCTTTTCGTGACCAATTGTATATCTTTGGCGTCAATAACATCAAAAAGTTAGTAGGTAACAACATAGCTAACTTTGTATTAGAAAGTGTTACAGATGATCTTGGGTGCCTAGCTTCAGATAGTATTGTTGAGATAGGCGGTGACGTATACTTCTTATCGCAAGATGGTTATCGTCCTATCAGTGGTACTAGTAAGATTGGCGATGTTAACCTAGAATCCATCTCTAAAAACATTCAATCCTTTATTACAGACGTTGTTTTTAATAATGACTTAGAGGACGTTTCCTCTGTTGTAATTAGAAAAAAATCACAGTTTAGACTTTTTTATAATGTATCAGATGCAGGTGGATTAATTGGGGGTCTCAGACAGGCACCTCAAGGTATGGGATTTGAGTTTGGTCAGTTGCTAGGTATATCTGCTACTTGCGCAGATAGTGGTTACATAGGTAAAGAAGAGTATGTAATACACGGTGACAATAATGGTAAGGTGCATAAACAGGAAGATGGTACTGATTTTGATGGGGAAAACATTATAAGTCTGTATCAAACACCTTTTCTTCATATGCAAGACCCTGAACAACGTAAGATTATACACACGGTTGCTACGTATCTAAGGTCTGAAGGTGTAAATGAAATACTTATGTCAGTAATATATGACTACGATGACACTAGTATTTTAAACCCTACAAACTATTCTTTGTCCACAGAGGATGCGGCTTCTTATTACAATGAAGCCCTCTATGATGATGGCTCTACGGTATGGAGTGGTAACCCTTCTCCGGTACAAAGGGTAAATGTTTCAGGTTCAGGTAAATCTGTTTCTTTTAGATACGTAACAAATGACTCAAAGGCATCACACAGCGTACAAGGTATAGTTGTGACTTTCGGAGTAGGAGATAGACTTTAAATGGCTGGTTATACAAGACAAAGTGCCGCTGACATCGTTGCTGGACAGGTTATTAAAGCTGCTCCAGTACATAATGAATTTCAACAGGTACAGACTGCATTTGCATCGCTAACAGGGCATAAGCACGATGGAAGTACTGGAGAGGGTGGTTATGTACCTCTTATTGCTGATGTAGATGCTCTTAATAAAGTTGTTGTTGATACTGCTAATAACAGAGTTAGCTTTTATACGGAAGTTAGTGGAGTTGCTACAGAGCAGCTTCGCATTCAGGATGGTGCAGTTGTACCTGTAGCGGATGACGATATAGACCTTGGGGCTTCTGGTGCTGAGTTTAAAGACTTATACATTGATGGAATTGGCTATATTGATTCTGTAGTTATTACAGGTGGTACTATTGATAATACAGTTATCGGAGGCACTACTCCTGCCGCTGCTGACTTTACTACAATGGACACCACGGGTAACGCATCTGTAGGTGGTACTTTTGATGTGACTGGTACGTCTACCTTCACAGGTGCTATCTCTGCAGGTAGCCTTACTACAACAGGTAACTCTACCCACGCTACTGTAGACATCAACGGAGGTGCTATTGATGGTGCTATTATTGGTGCATCTAGTGCTGCTGCTGGTAGCTTTACAACTGTATCGACATCTGGGCAAGCTACACTGGCAACTGCTGATATTAATGGCGGTACTATTGATGGTTCAGTTATTGGTGGTACAACTCCACAGGCTGTAACAGGTACGACAATCACAGCCAACACAGGCTTTACAGGTGACTTGACGGGCAACGTCACAGGTAATATAACAGGAAACCTTACGGGTGATGTAACTGGGGATGTAACAGGGGATCTGACAGGGAATGTTACAGCCTCTTCAGGTACAACAACTCTGAATGACCTTGTAGTCAATGGCACTGTAGACTTCACAAGCACAGCATTGCTTAATGTAAGTGATCCTACAGCAGATCAACACGCAGCCACAAAAATATACACAGACACAGCGGATGCTCTGAAGCTGGACAAAGCTGGCGGTACAATGTCTGGTGACATCACTATGGGTGGTAATACAGTTACTGGCCTTGGTACGCCCAGCGCCTCTTCTGACGCTGTGAGCAAGTCCTACGCTGATAATGCTGATTCATTAAAGCTCAACTTATCTGGTGGCACTATGTCTGGTGCTATTGCTATGGGTAACAGTAAAATTACTGGCCTTGGCACACCTACGGATGACTCAGATGCCGCCACAAAAGGCTTTGTGGATACAAGTAT